TCCGTAACTTTCTATTAATTCAAATATCTCTTTCATAAGTTTATAGTAATTTTAAAAAATCCAATCTCTATCTTATATTTTCCTATTTTAAATTTCATTACTTTCCTATTGGGTCATTATCCATTGGTATATTACAAGTTTGAAAGTCATTATGAACAATTATACCTATTTCAAAAGTCCAACCTGTTAGCATATTATCAAACCTTTCGTTGAATGGTTCTAGTGTAAAATCTATGTCGCTAAAATAAACAGGTGCATCAATGTCATTAGTTAATTGAGATTGCCATTTACTATTAGTGAATATACCGATAATATCTGTGCATATTTGTAAACACTCACTGAGAACTTCTTGCTCATTACTAAGGTAATCTGCTGATTGAAAATTAGCCTCTGTCCAATCTTCCTTTTCACTTACAGCGTCCATAATAAATAACTGGAAGTTATAAGTTAAAGTAGATTCGCCTGCTGTTACGCTTACTGGGTTTATATGAAACAAAGGAAACAAAGTGTTCTTAGACAAATCAATATCAAATATATCGCCAGTCGTTGTAGTTTGTATTTGGTTATGTTCTGTTCCTAATTGCTTAAGAGTGTTTATTACATTGTTATACGTTTTATTTTGTACCGCCATTGCTGTTATTTAAATTTACACTTTTATTAATATTCAAATCTGTTTCATAGCTTAACCAAGTCAAACATTCTAAAAGGCTCAATTCGGTTATAGCTTGTAAGTTAATTATTTCTCCTCCTGAAAGCCTGTACATCACACCGAACCAACCCCATTTCTCTGCGAAGTCTTCCGTTACGTAATTTCCTTCGTCTTCATTATCGCTAGATCCCTCAAAGATGATGGCAAAATCTCGAAGAATTTTTTCACGAAAGTCCAAAAAAAAACCATTGCCCCTTGTACTTGTTCTGCGTTCATCTTTTTCATTATCTCTGCCCTTATACTTATTTTACCATCATACGCTTCAATAGTGTACACATCATTTTTCTTTTCTACAATAGGTCTATACAATACTGCCATCACTTCTGGCAAATGATTGTTAATTCCATTTTTTAAAAATGTTTCCAAATCGGCATATTCACCGAGAGTAAGGTCAGATAATTCAGGATGGAAACCATATTCCACTCCATCAA